CAGTTGGTCATGGACTTGGTGTAGCACCTAAAGTTGTATTATTAAAATCAAGAAGCACAACTGGAGATTGGATTTACTACACAACACAAATAGATGGTTCACTAGATTATTTATATTTAAATCAAACAACAGCAAAAGCAGATAGTGGTTGGACTGTTCCATCATCAACGGTATTTCCTCCAAGTAATACAGCAAATGGAACTACAATGGTAGCATACTGCTTTGCAGAAGTAGAAGGATTTTCCAAGTTTGGTTCTTACACAGGTAATGGTTCTGCTGATGGTCCATTTGTATATACAGGGTTTAGACCTGCATTTATATTAGAAAAAAATGCAAATTCTACATATGGTTGGTTATTATGGGATACTTCTAGAAGTGCTTACAACATGGTTACAAAATATTTAGTTGCAAATAGTTCTGGTGCTGAAGTAGATACTTTAGGAGCAGGAGGTCCTAATATTGATATTTTAAGTAATGGTTTTAAAGTTAGAGACCCTAATGCAGGTTGGAATCAAAATGGTTCTACCCATGTATACATGGCATTTGCAGAAAACCCATTTAAAAACTCACTCGCAAGGTAAAGGAAAACATTATGGCATACAAGTTAAACGGCAAGACATTACAAGCAGACAGAGGATTCACCCATGATGGTGTGCAGTATCCTCGTAACTGGTTAGTTAAATCAACACAGGCAGAGAAGGATGCACTCGGTATTACATGGGAAGCAGACCCAGTTCGTGCTGATGACCGATACTACTGGGATGGTGATGTCAACAATCCTAAAGCATTAGAAGATAAACTAGAAACAAAAGAAGATGGCACACCACTCTATGTTCAAGTCTACAATCCTGATACAGAACAGATGGAAGACACAACAGAACAAGTCGTGACTCATGGTCTTAAACATACAATGACTGCTCAAGTAAAAGACACAGCAGGTAAACTGTTATCAACTACAGACTGGTATGTAACTCGTAAGGTAGAACGCAATGTAGACATTCCTACAGATGTAGCATCTAAACGAGTAGCAATCGTTGCAGAGTCTGAAAGACTAGAAACAGCAATTGCAGGTGCATCTACTGTAGAAGCATTAATCGAGGTAATGAATTCTCAAGACTGGGGTGAATAATTGGCAACTCAACGAGTTCAATTTGGTGACTGGATACCAGACCAACCTACAATAGCAGGTGGCATGGCAGATGTAAATAATGTCATTCCACAAGCAGTCGGTTATGGTGCTATTGCGAGTGCAGTGGATTTATCTAATAATGCAGGTGAAGATTTAACATCTGTATTTGCAGGTAAGTTTAATACGACTACGCAGTTATTTGCAGGTGGTGATACCAAACTATTTCTATACGATGGTGCAACTAAAAACCTCAACAATGTATCTAAAACTGGTAACTACACTGGTGCAGGAACATGGAGATTTGCACAGTTTGGTAATGTGGTATTAGCAGTCAACAATGTCAACAAGGTTCAAGCATGGACTGTAGGTTCATCTAGTAACTTTGCAGATGTAGACACTAATGCACCTGTTGCTAAATTTATTACAGTAGTTCGTGACTTTGTGGTAACTGCAAACTTAGATGGTGGCACAAATGCTAACAAGGTTCAGTGGTCTGACATCAACGATGAAACTACATGGGTATCAGGAACTACATCTCAATCAGATTATCAGATTGTGCCTGATGGTGGTAACATCACTGGTATCACAGGTGGTGAGTTTGGTCTTATCTTCTTAGAACGAGCAGTGGTGAGAATGTCATACATTGGTTCACCATTATTCTTCCAGTTTGATACTATCTCAAGAGGTTTAGGTTGTATGTCTACAGGTTCAGTAGCACAATACGGCAACATCTCATACTTCTTAGGTGATGATGGTTTCTACTCTTGTGATGGTAACTCTGTTAGAGGTATTGGCACAGAAAAGATAGACAGATACTTCTTTAAACACGCTAACTTAAATGAATTTGATTCTATCTCTAGTGCTGTAGACCCTATTAAAAACATTGTGGTATGGAGCTATCCTAATGTGCAAGGTGGTCGTTCATTACTCATCTACAACTGGCAGTTAGATAAATGGTCAAAAGCAGATACTACTTCTGTAGACTATATTGCATCTCTAGCAACTTCAGGTATTACACTAGAAGGTTTGGATACATACGGCACAATAGATACTCTCACATCATCACTAGACTCAAGAGAATGGGTTGGTGGTAAGTTACTTTTTGGTGGTGTAGACGGACAAAAGATTGTAACATTTACTGGTTCTAATATGACTGCAACACTAACCACTGGTGACCTAGAGGTAGGATTTAACAGTTGTGCTAACTTAGTCAGACCACAAATACAAGATGGTTCATCTACAGTAAGAATTGCATCACGCAAAGAACTAGATGATATTATTACCTTTGGTTCATCTGTTACAACCTCCTCTGAAGGTCGGGCAGGTGTAAGAAGTTTTGGTCGTTATCATCGTGTAGAAGTCACACCAACTGGTAACTGGACAAACGCAATAGGAGTGGATGTAGACATCGTTCAACGAGGAATACGCTAATGGCACATGGTCGTTCTATGTATCGTAAACTGCCATTTCAAGGTGGTGACCCAAGACAAGTTGCTGAGGTTGTTAATAACTTAGTAGAGGGTAAATCTAATAACACTGGTCATATAGATTTAAATACAATTTGGGCAACGACTACAACTTTGTATGATGAAAGAATTGGTTTCAACTCTGTTATCTTACTTGCACCATTAAGTGATAGTGCAGAAGCATCTACAGCACCTTATGGTGAGTTTAGTAAAAATACAGACCAGTTAGCACCAAGTTCAGGAAATACAGCAGTTGTAGACTGGACTACGGAACATGAAGTAAATGGTATTTATTTAGATGCAACAAATACATCAAGAATATATGTCAGAAATGACGGCATATATGAAGTAACATTTTCATTGCAATTAGCAAATGCTAATAACGATGGAGAACACGCAGATGTATGGTTTAGAGTCAATGGAACTGATGAAGCGGACTCAGGAAAGAGATTTGGTTTACCTGCAAGGAAGTCTAGTGGTGATCCATCACACTTAACTGGAACAGCAAGTCATGTGTTAGATTTAACAGCAGGTGATTATGTAGAGATAGCAGGTGCAACATCCTCTACTGATGTTTCTTTAGAGCATTTTACTGCAACAACAACAACACCATACACAAGACCTGCAATACCATCTGCACAAATAAGTATTACATACATTGCACCATTTAGTATGGACAATGTGTATGTGTCTGCACAGCAAAACGGACAGGCTACAGTGTCTCACTTTGCTAATGACACATCGAATAATACATATGGGTATGTTATTATAGGATAGTGTATTTCTAGGATTTCTATCATGGAAAAAAACCTATTCATTGTACCAACAAACCATATCCATCAATTTTGGGATCTAGCAGTGCCTCACTTACAAAAAGCAATAGATGTTAGCTCTGGTGAGTTTACTATAGATCAATTAAAACAATTTGTCGCACAAGGCCAATCAGATTTACTGCTGGTTCTAGATGATGACAAAAAATGTCACTGTGCATTTACCGTACAGTGGATTAACTACCCTAATGACAGAGTTGCTTATATTACATATATAGGTGGTGTTACCAATAAGAAATGTTGGGAACAGTTCTGTATGTGGGTAAAGAACAATGGTGGAACAAAGATACAAGGTTCTACCAAACTGGATGGTATCGTCAGACTATGGCGTATCAAATGGGGTATGCAACCTAAATATACACTAATGGAGTTAAAATTATGACCTTTTTAAAAATCTTTAAAACCTTCTTTGGATTAAATCCAGATGCGTTTACCTTTTATGGTGGCGGTGGTGGAGGTGGTAGTAAAACTGAAACCTCAACACAGCTTGATCCCACTGTTAGACCATTTGTTGAATATGGTTTACAAGAGGCTAAAGCGTTATACCAAACAGATACTCCTAATTACTATCCAAATCAAACTTATATAGATCCATCAGCACAAACACAAGCTGGCTTACAAGCAGCACAAGCAAGAGCATTAGCAGGAAACCCATTAGTGCCTGCAGCTCAACAAGCTAATCTTGCTACAATACAAGGTCAAAATTTAGGTTTAAATCCATACTTTGCTAACGCACTACAAGGTGCAGCAGGGGTTGCTACTACACAGTTCCAAGATGCGTTATCTAACATTGCATCACAAGCCTCACAAGCAGGTCGTTATGGCTCTGGTGCTATGGCTAACCTACAAGACAGAGCATCTACCAATCTAGCTAAAGAGCTAACAAGTCGAGCTGGAGAACTAGCTTATCAGAACTATGCGGCTGAAAGAGCTGCTCAAGAAAGAGCTATTGCAAGTGCTCCACAAATGGCACAAGCTGATTACCAAGATATTCAACAGCTACTCAATGTAGGTCAAACTGCTGAAGATTACCAAAGACAAGCACTAGAGTCAGATATTGCTAGATTTGAGTTTGAGGAAAACAAACCTTACACTAAACTACAATCTTACCTATCTGCTGCATACGGTGCTCCTATGGGTCAAGTAACTACAAGTTCATCATCAGGAGGTAAGTAATGGGTGCTCCAGTATTAGTAGGTGCAGGTATAGGTGCAGTAGCATCTCTAGCAACAGGCAGAGACCCCCTGCAAGGTGCTATATTAGGTGGTGTTACTGGTGGTGCATTTGGCGGTGCAGAAGGATTTGGTTCTGGATTTACCGAAGGTGGGTTAATGGACTTAGGTGGAGGTGCAG